AGGCTCATTTTTTAGTTAGAGAGGGATTGGTCACGTGCGGCCTCCAGGGTGTGAAATGGACCTTGATATTGATAACGTTCCAGCGCAATCATCTTGGGATTACGCACAATCTTCCAGGCACGATGTTGTTTCACAGCATAGTAACCTGCGGCGTACCAAGATTTTGATTTGCGTTCTTTAGTAAACAGTGGCAGTCGATGTTTGACATCCCATATGGGATTGAATGCTCGACATCCTGTGTCATAGCCATGCACCTGATCTGGTGCAGGTCGAGTGATTTTTTCTGCTGGTGCAAATTCAATACCTATTTTTTTCCTGACCATGGGAATGGTCTTGAACTTGCCCACTTGGTCCAAAATGCGCAAGGTGTAACCGTCGGGTTCGGCCTCCAGAGCACCAATCTTGCGATTGTCTTTTTTCAAGATCCAATATTTTTTATCAACTACTGGTTTGGCTTCTATCATCTAGCACTCCTTTGTAAGTTTCATTCAACCAGCGACCCACTTGTTCAGCGTGGTCGCTGAGTTTGGTCAGCTCATACTTGCCGCAGAATCGCAAAAACTGCGCCCCCACCTGGCCCACATCCTTATGACTGATTTGTTCACGTATGGCTGCATCCACCGTGGCCTTGATGTCATCGGGCTGTGCTGTGAGATCAATCAAGGTACGATTGCGTTCGTAATCATCCAGCACCCGGTGTTCGGCGTTTTCATGATCACTCCAACGTTGCAACATGAGATTGTTCCAGGCATAGCCGCGACGATCGCGGTCTTCAAATGCTTCGGTCAGTCCCACTTGATTCTTGGTGCCTTTCACACGCACACCAGGATAGGCCGAGAACACATTGTCACCTGGATCACCACGCATGCACTTCATGAACAGCACCCACCGTTGATAATCAGGGGGAGGTACAAAATTGGCATCGGCCTTGCCAACCTTGATCTTTGAGTTGCTCTCGATAGTGAATGCTAAGTTTTTGCCTTTTGCATCTGTCACACCCTCAGCACTGAACAAGTGATCGTTGATGCCGTTGTAGAGTTTTACATTGGGTGCAATCAACTGCACAAAGTCTGAATCTGAACTGACCACAACATGTTCATCTTGGGGGTGTAGCGCAATCCAACGTGCAATCACATCATCTGCTTCGGCTGTGGCACAACGGATCACACTACAGTTGGTGCGTGTAGACAAGTACTTGGTCAGCTCATCATAGGTTTCCCAGAACAAGCGATCTTCTTCGGCTTCGGTCTCGCTCATTTGCCCACGAGCCACTGCACGATTTGCTTTGTAAGGTCGGTAGTGATCTTTGCGCCAGCTTCGACCTTCCAGTGCAAAAACCACATGATAAGCACCAAATTGTCGGGCCACTTTGTTGGCACTCATTATGGTCAAGTGCAGGGCAAAACCCAACTTGGTCCATGTGTCTGCGGCACGGTGTGCTTGGTGCCGCGCACGAAAAAACATGTTCGAAGTATCAATCAATAGGTAGCGCATCTGTAGTCACCAAGTTGTTTTGCTTGATGTATTGTAACAGATATTTTGCCCAAAAGCAATGGCCTTTGGCATCAAAATGATAACCTTTTGTGGGCACATGTCCGTTTTGTTGCAAAATGGCATTGTAAGAACCTTGTTGATTGTAAGGTTCCAGGTAACTGACTCCCCAATTCAGATGATTTTGGATGTCACTGAAAGTACTATATCCACTATAAAGCAAGTGTGTAATGCCAAGTGCTTGCAGTTTAACATGCAATGCCCAAATTTTTTCATGGCACTCCTGGGCTTTAGTTTCCCAATCTACATCAATCACAAACTTTTTATATCGTGATTGTAGTTCCTTAGGAACCCAATCTGATCCCGATGCGTTGACTTGATACCATGTGCCTTTATGCAACCATTCTTCTCGTTCCCAAGTGGTCCACTGTATAACCATGAACGTGTTGTGCAACTGATCAGGATTGGCAGCAATCCATTCTCGTGTGGTCCTGATGATACGATCATTACTGCTGGCTGACTCTGCATCACAGTGCAGTGTGCAACCAAGATCTCTTGCCAGGTGTGTACACCAACTGGCTGCAAGATTTAGCGGATGGGGGCGACGATCTATACCGTTCTTGCTGTCGTCCACTGCAAATGCATCAGGTACAACTGCTTCTGCGGCTGCGGTATGACTACAACCATTCACATACAGTATCATCTGGGACTGGGTCCACCGGTGTCGTCTGCACCCACAGGCAAGAATGATTCCAGTTTCTTTTTCATATCTTCGGCCTGTGCCACACGCTGACGCAGCTCACTACTGCTGAATGAGTGGTCTCGACCATTGAAAAACAATTCAATGCCACGCTTGTGACAGATCTCACGACCGGTAAATTCCCGACCTTCATACTCCACACCCAAGATACGCACGTCAATGGGCAGGATCAGCAACAGATCTTCTAGATCTTTTTCTGTGTTGTACACCCAAACTTCGTTCACATACTTGCAGCCTATCAATTGCAGTTGTCGTTCCACAATGCTCTGCACTGGTCGGTTCTTGCTGGGTCGATCCACTGTGGGATCGTTTTGCAATGCACAGATTAGATAATCACATTCTTCACGAGCCTCACGCAACATACTGATATGGCCAGCATGCAAAAGATCAAAAGTACTAGCAGTAAATCCCACACGTTTTCCATCCATCATAATCTTTTCCTTAGCTGATCTCACTGCGTCCACCGCCAATGTCTCGTGTTTGCACATACTGTGCGCCAGAATTGCGAATGGCCTGTTCTTGTTCCCATGTTTCCATTACCACATGTCGGCATACATTTTGGAACCACCGGTCCACTATGTCCGAGTCTCGATCAGTGGCTTTCATCATGTAACCGGCCTTGACCAGTCTAGCAATGAATATTTCATTCCAGTCCAGTTCAAATGCACCCTGATGCAAGTTGTTGGGATCAATGTCCATGGTAACAATGGTCACATAAGGCTCGTTGTTCTCTGTGGCCAGTTGCTTGGCAGTCTTGGCAGGCACTTGAAGTTTGGGCCTGGGCTCAGCACGTGGTTTTGGCGCCTCGGGTAGTGGCTTCTTTTTAAAAATATCAAAAATTCCATTCAATGCCATTTAGGTACCCCACTCATTTTTAAACAGAGGCACCTGCAGTCTGTCACTGTATCGCAGGCCGTTTTTCATGGCCAGCAATGCCACATTCTTATTGTTCATGGCATACACACTTTCTACACCGCCTACAGGCATTAGATAAACATGCCCGGCAAACCCTGCACGTCGATATTCTTCTACTGCCAATTTGGCATCGGCAAAGTCTTGTTCTGTGGCAATAACAAACTTCAAGTACACTGTGCCAACTTGTTCATACTCACACACAATCTCTGGAAGGATAGCTTCTTCCCACTTCTCGCCTGAGCACGGAAGTTTAGCACTGACTGAGAATGTAATTTCTTTGTTGCTGGCAAGACCCAGAGGAGGTTTTTTCCATTCTTGTAAAAATGTTTTAAACCCAGATTGTAATTTTTGAGTACCATTGGTTTCAAAGGTGATTTCTTTTAATTCACGCATGCCTGGATGACTGATCAAGTCCTCATAAGCACGTTGCCACCCCAGCAACGGTTCACCACCTGTGATTACCAAATGCTCGTCTCGCCATTCCTCGTGCGGTAGCATGTCCATAATTGCATCGGCAATTGCGTCTGAAGAAAGCATTGGGCTAAGATCTTTGAACCTTGGATCCCATGACGCATAACTGTCACAACCTGTGCTCACAAGAGGCAAATCTCGATAGTTTGTGTAAGGAGAGTTGGCATGAGCAAATGCAATGGTTTCGACTTCTGCACTTAATTCACCACGTGGCATGCCAAAACCGGCACATCGAAAGTTGCAACCAAACACACGCAAGAACACACTGGGCACACCCATGTACCGGCCTTCTCCTTGTATGCTGTAGAATAATTCTGCTACTTTGAGTTTGCTCATATCTTAGGGCCTTTATAATCTTTTTACTCCAGTCATTTCTGACCGGGGAGTATCTTTATTTAAATTCAAACTTTCTTCATGTATTTTAACACGAGTTTCGTCTTTTGTCACCCAACCCGGCAACACTGCGTCCAAATAGGTCAAATGTTCTGCAGGAGTAGGATGGTAGTCTACTCCGCCCTTGGGGTATTGAAATCTTTTGTGTTGATCAGTGTTCCAATATTCGTGTCCCAGCACTTTGGTAAAACTGGGCAATAAATTGTCAAGCACACTCTTGTATACATCAACTGTATCGTGATTTTGATACTGTGTTTGTTGCCAAGGATCCAACTGTAGTACAGGACACATGCTGATTGTTTTAAAAGTCACTGTGGATCTTGCTGACAGCACATCATGAACAGCTTTGATAAACGCCAAGTCTCTGATCAAATTACCTCTTTCACACACAGCATCAGTCACAAATTCTTTGGTAAAAATAGGTGTGGTCATGATGTTGCCCAAGGTCACCCAACGGTGTTTGATGTAACGATCCTCGCGCATGACATTGGTCCAGCACACTATCACTGTGTCTCCAGCACCAAACTTATGACGTTGGTCTGCTTCCATCACACTGTTGAATATGTAATGATTGCCAGCACCAGCCTGTCCCCAATTTTCAAAATAGTCAAATTCTGGTGCTAGACAATCTGCCCAGGTACTCCAACGATAGTTGGTAAAACTGCACCCAAACGCAAACAATCTGGTCATATTTTCCTTGCCTTGACCATCAAATGCCAGCCCAAATATTCTTTCACAGCTTCTTGCATTTGGTCGGGCATGGCCGCAAACCAAGACTCCAATACATAACGGCCTTTTTTGTACTCTTCAACATTGTACATGAAACAATGAGCTTGACGTATGCGTTCTATATTGAATTGTCCTTGTACCAATCCAAAAGCTTCTTCTCTTGAATAGGCCTGTGCAAACGGACATCCATCTTGAGCTTCAAATTGATCTAGTCCTTTTTGTATCATGGCATATTTCCAAGAATTTTTTGCATATACCAGGAATCTAAATTCTCCGCCGTCTACCAAGGCTGTGTGTGCATTGGTAATCATGCTGCCAATTCTGGGAAAATGGTGCATGACGCCGCAACTGTATACCAGGTCAAACTTGCCTAGTCCTTGGTATGTTTTGGGATCACTGGCATCTCCGCACATAAATGTGCCTTCAAGACCTTCTACTTCAAATCTTTTGCGAGCCAACTCAATGGTATTGCTACTGATATCAATGGCCACATATTCGGCTCCGTGTTTGGCAAATTCTGCGGCATCAGTTCCAATTCCACAACCAATTTCCAACACACGCTTGCCTTGCCAAAGATGGAATCCTGCAAAATCTTTCATGTGCGGTTCCACACGATATCTGCGTTCGGTTACTTCTTGAAAAAATTCCAAGGTACCCACTGGACTTTGTCCATGTTTGATATTACAAGGTTGGTTGTTCCAATAGCGAATTATACGCCCTTCAAGATCAAGGCTCTGCATATTTTACTTTCCTTCAATGATGCAATTATTTTAACAAAAATTTTGTTAAATGTCAATGATATTAATTGACTGATTGTGTTTGTTTTTTCTTAACAGAAAAACTGCCTTGTGCTTTGGCAGCACCAGCACCACGACGTGCGCCCTTGATATTTTCAACACCAATACGGTCCACTGTGGCTTTGCCAAAGTTTCGTCGTCTTGCAAAGTAAAAAAGTTCAAGGAATCGATTCAAACTCATGGTCTTGTCTTCGGGAAAATCCAAGCGATAAGTTGTGGCAGTTTTTTCCAAGGGCTGATTGAAACTCAGGTAGTCCCAAATGTTGTAATCTACGTCAAGATTCATGGGATATTGATTTCTATCATTGTACTTGATATAGTAGTTTCTTTGCAGTTTCATCAAACTGGCCAACAGGTCTGGGGGCAAGTTGTAGCGTTCTAAAAACTTTTCCAGTACATCATACAGCTCATCCACGCGATCTTCCTGGTGCATGTTCATTGACGTTCTGTGAATGATGTTCCAACCATGTATTTCCACCCCAATCTTGGGATGATTGATTCGTCCTGTGTTCATCCAATTACTGAAGTACTGACGTGTTTCGCGTTCTTCGTTTATCAACCATTCATTGGTCATTGCGTATGCAAACAAATCTTCATAGTAGTCGTTGTAACTGATGCCCAGATACTTGTTGATGAATCTGGCCACTATTGTGGCAAATCCATTGATGTGGAATGTGGTCTGGAACCAGGAAAAAATCTGTGCATCCAACATCACCGGTGTGGGCATGTCCTTGGTGCCTGTGATAACGTCAATGCTTTCTTCAATGTGCTCCACACTGTAACTGCCAGCAAAGTAATCTGTAACAGGCTGGCTGGTGATTTTAAACAGTTTCTTTTGCAACAAGTTCATTTCGGCGTTTTCCAACAACTGTGCCTGGAACACAGTGATACCAGTGTGCTGATTCAAGTCATACAGGGCATAGAAGTTTTTCTTCCAGGATTCCAGCGTTTCACCAGGCAAGCCCAAGATCAATTCTGTGTATGCAGGAATGTTGCGTTGGTCACACAGTTCAAACACTTCTTCCAGTTTGTTCATTTCCATGTTCTTGCGACGAATGTTTTCCAATACATCTAAGTCTAGGCTTTGTACACTGAGTGTGAGTCCTTGATTAAAACCACGTGCATCCAGCAGTTTCTTCACAATGTCTATGACTTCTTTCTTTTGATTCTTGGCCCAGGCCACACTGAATGTTCTCGGTGATCCGTAACGTTCTTGCATCTCAATGATCTTGTCAGCAATCATGCCATCACGTTCGGGAAACATGCCAAAGTTGGCATCAGTGATTGAGATCCAGTCAAAGTTGTGTTGAGCCATCCATTCCAGTTCGGCAAACACACGCTCAAGCTCAAACTTTTTGACCTTGTTGTAGGTCAAACTGCCCCAGTCACAGAATGTACAAGCAAATGGACAGCCGCGATTGGTTTCCAAGGTACCTTGCCAAGTGATGTCGGGATTCTCTGCAATCATTTGATCAAAAATGCCTGACAAGTATGGGCTGGGCACTTCTTCCAGCGATTCAATACGTTCAGCGTCTTTGGTCTGCACTGCTTCGCCATTCTTGTTGATCAGCAAACCAGGTACGCTTTCCCAGTCTCTGCTTTCGTAAGTTTTTAACAGTCTTTTAAAGGTGATTTCACCTTCGTAACAGATCACAAGATCTATAAAAGGGTTGTCTTTAAAAAAGTTGGGATCAGTAATGGCAGGTTCTGGACCGCCCATGATAATCAGCACCGCAGGATTGATCAATTTGATCTGGCGTGCCACTTCGTAGTTGTAGCGATGATTCCATACATAGGTACTGAATGCAACAATGTCATTCTGAGCCAGTCGCTGTGCCAAGGGCTCTACAGCGTCTCTGCGCCATATCCAATCGGTTACTTCAAAACGCTCGCGTACCCAAGGATCTGCCAGGCTGTAACTCCATACCACTCCTGCAGAATACGGAAGATAATATGCATTGAACTCTTTGGGCCCTTGTTGAAAGTTAGGCTGCACAAAAGCTAGTTTATATGTCATACTGTATTTAACAATATTAATTGTTTAATTTTTAAAAGATTTGTGAGGGTTATCAAATTGCATCATTTGGCGATTGGTGTCATTTTCAATGAGTTTGATCCAAGGATCCTGTGTCCCGGCAAACACATTTTCTAAAAATGAACCATCTAGCCCTTGTGATTTCATGTAGTTGTTCAATTTATGACAATCTTGAAAACGCAATTCTTGCATTTTTGCACTGTGAAAATCTCTAGGATCACCAGGATTGCCTTCCAACATAGGACGATTTTCAAAGGTCTTATCGTTGTTGTTGCCAGTGAGGTCAAAACGATCATGCAACACATGAACCTCAATGCGTTGAAAAATATCTAATAGATACGCAGTTTGACTGGTCCAGGCATCAGACAATTGATGCGGAGAAATATAACCCAGCACATCATACCATGCCCTGGGTACTATGGGAAATATTGAATATGGATGATCACCGTGCGTACGGAATGCCAGCAATTTGAATTGACCCTGATAATTAATAATTTCTTGATCCCAGTCTTGAGTTTGCATCACAGCATCGTCATTCCACACAATGAACCAGTCGGCAGATGTGGACTCTGCCATTTTGTTTACATATTCATTCAATCGTATGTAACCTCTGGGCTCAAAACTAAATGCTGTGAACTCAATGTCGTGGTCGGTCAACCAAGGCTCAACCTGTTGTTGAAAATAGTCAAGCCCCACTTGGTCATTGTTGTCAAACGCAAAATTTATTTGAATTTTTTCTGGGTGTTTGGCCAGTTCAAACAAAGTGCGTACACTACGAAACAGCGATTCAGTTCTTGCTCGGGTGGGCAATAATACTGCTATATTAAAATCAAAATTGTAATTCATGTTATTGATTATCTGGCAAAATGTTCATGTGCATTTTTAAATTGCACCATTTGTTTGTTTGTGTCGTTTTCTTTGAGCTTTTCCCATGGATCTTGGGTGCCTTTTAGTGCGTTTTGAAAAAACTCGGTACTAATACCTTGTTGCCACATGTATGTGGCCAACTTTGCTGCCTCATCCATTCTGAACTTGATTTGAGACTCATGATGAAAATCAGTTTCTTGGTTGGGATTGCGTTCCATAGATACACGTTCTTGATAAGTCTTGTCGTTGTTGTTGCCAGTGAGATCAGCACGATCATGCAACACCCACACAGGTATGCGTTCAAAAATATCCAACGCATAGGCCTGTTGGCTCACCCATGCGTCCTGCGCCGAATGCGGCGAAATGTGTCCCAGTAACTGATACCATTTGCAAGGCACAATAGGAAATATACTGTAAGGGTGATCCAGGTGGGTGCGAAATGCCAACAATTTGAATTGCCCAGTTCGATTCATTATTTCAGTGTCCCACCCATGAGTTTGCATCACAGCATCGTCATTCCAGATCATCATCCAATGTGCATCAGCGTACTCGGCCATTTTGTTGTTGTACACATGCAGTCTGTGATAGCCTTGACGTTCAAACTGCATG